TGACGAGCCTGGTTTTCAAGAAGTACGGCCATTCCGTTTACTCTCTGTTCAGAATCTATACCCTCTAACAATCCGGTCGGTTCCCACTTCTTAATCAAGCCGCGAGTTTCCTCTTGTCTTTGACGGTAAGGATTAAATCCATCCATCAATTTCTCGACTGCACCGAGGTTTTTATGATTTGACATTATAATTTCTCCAATTATGTCTTAAAGAATACCAGCCAGTTTCTTAAATCTGTCTCTCAACTCATGTCCTTCAGAAATTACTTCCTGTTTTTCAGACTTTGTAGAGGCGACAGCTTTAGAAGCTGAACCTTTAGATTCTTTAATTTCAGTTTTAGTTTGTTTTGAACCAAATGATTCAGCCAAAGTAGAATAAACTAATTTGACTTCACGAAGGTTATGTGCTCTATCAAAAGTTTCCACAACTTTCATCTTCTGACCATTATTTAGGCCATAAGAACGAAATAGTTTATTTGTGAAAAGTAATTTTGCATTAAGCAGATTAACTTCGTTTAATTTGGAACGTAAGTATTTTACGACATTGCGATGCTCTTCAAGTTCTGATTGGAGTTTAGAATTTTCATCCTTCTTCTCTTCCTCATCTTCTTCTTCAGAAAGGGCTTTGACAATTTCTTCTAGGTCAATATCTTCATCCATATCATCTTCGTCTTCATGTTCACCTTCAGATACTTCAACAGACTCAGTATGTTTTGCTTTATCAGCATTACCTATATCAGTTGAATCACCAGATTTCTTGTCATGTGCATTATCACTCTTACCTGTACCAGAAGATACATCATTTTCATCGACTTTATCTTCATCATCATGTTCAGCTTCTTCGATTTCATCGATTTCATCATCTTTATCTTCTTCTTCGTCTAACTCTTTGAGAATTTCGTCAAGGTCGAGGTCTTCATCCATATCATCATCTTCTCCTCTTTCTTCCCCTTCTTCCATCTCATCTTCGTCTTCCTCAGATACTACAGGAGCATACTTTACACCATCGATTTCAATGATTTTAGATTCATCAACTTCATCTTCTTCATCTCCACGCATTTCTTCAACTTCATCTTCGTCATCTCCATGCATGTCTTCGTCTTCAATCTCATCACCGTCGCGACGCATTTCACCACGTTCTTCGACTTCGTCTTCATCTCCACGCATTTCTTCAACTTCATCTTCATCGCCACGTTCTTCGTCTACTTCGTCTTCGTGTTCCATTTCAGATTGAATTTTCTTGGAAAGCATAGATTGGATTCTAGGAGTAAAAGCTTCTTCTAGAGCAATTTTAGCATTTTCTAAAGCAGTTTCACGAACAGCTTTAGCATCAGCAATGGCATCTTTTAAAAGATCATCCATTATTATTTCTCCGTTTGGAATTAATATAGTTATTGTGAACTATAATAGAATTACATTTATGATTACACTACAAGATGGTCGGAAAGACCGTAGTGTATTTGTTTTTTGTATATATAAATATATAAAAAATTAATTTTCGATACGATTTTTTCTTCTTAATTTAGCTTTAGCTATCTGTTCTTTTCGTTTAAGAGATTTTTTAGTGTAGAACTCTCTTTCTCTAAGTTCTACCATCAGTTTTGATTCTTTTACTTTTTTCTTAAATTTACTTAATGCTTTTTCAATATTGTTATTATAAACTTTTACGTATATCACGTATCCCCCTAATCGGTTTCGTTATCTGTTTTATAGTTCTCGTTAAGTTATTTATCTCATATGAGGCATTAATTCGCCATAAGCATATTTTCTTAACTTATATTTGTCCAAATAAAAATGAACCATATCTGGTGTTGTTTTATTTTTTTTAGCGTATTGCTTAACCCATTTAAAGCCTTTGAGATTACTTTTATCATGCATGTCTTCTATTGCTCGTACTAAATCTACTTTTTTGGGACTAAATGCTTCATTAACTTTTCTATCTTCGTTTTTTGCTTTATAGTTTTTATCTACATAATTAAAAAATTCTTTTTTCTTATCATCATCTAATTCATCTGGTGAACTGATACCAAATTTTTTCATTGCACCTTGAAAAAATTTCTCATATGCATTTTCTTCTATATCAACAGTTTCGATATCGTCTGAATCATGACCTGGTATGTGTTTTTCACCAATCTCATAGTATCTACCTAAGATATTACCCATATCTTCGTATAAAGCACCTAGTCTTTGTTGTAAAGAATTAGATTCTTGAGCTATTTTACCAAATTGTTTTGAAAGACCAGTTAATTCTTTCATATTACGATTAACTGTAATTTTATCAAACCAATCTTCGGTTTCACTTAAAGTATGAGATTTTGCTTCATTAGCAATCCAACTTAATTTTTCAGAGATTTTTGATATGTTTGATTTACCAAATATATCTTCACCTATATTATTAAATTGTGATAATTCGGTGGTTAAACCTTTGACATCTACCCTATCTTCACTAACATCACCGTATTTTTCTTTGACGATTTTAGATAAACTCATATTATCACTAAATGCATTCTGTGATACTACACCACCTACAACACTAAAATTTTCTTTTAATAAATCTTTTAATTTAATTTTTTTAGACATATCTAATCCCTTGTTTTAATATAAATATACACTTATTAAATTTTTTACAAACTAGTATACATACCAGTATGTTTCGTAAACATCTTTTGTAATTGGTCAGCGTAAACACCTTTTACTTTGGATTTTAATTTAACTCCTCTTACGGATACGAAATTAAAATACATATCGTACAAATCTTTACCTTTATCTAAATCTATTCTAACGTAATTTACATTTTTAGCGTTTTTACCAATCTTGAATCCAGCTCCCTTAGGCCCAACTGCAAAGTTTTTAGCACCTGTCATAGCAATAAATCTATTACCACCTAATTGTTTTAACATTTCACCAGCTTGTCTTTTATCCATTCTTTCATTCACGGATTCATTTACATCACTCTTACCAGTAAGTTTATATCCTAATTGTTCTGCATTTTCTTTTCTAGCTTTTTCAAATTTTTTCTTATCAGAACCCTTTAGTTCTCCACCAAAACCTTCTCCAATTCTCTTTGGTCTAAATTTCTTATATTTAGTCTTTATATAATAATCTAAATACACAGATTTTTTAGGTCTGTGTATAGTATAAGTCATCTTGTTAAAATCAGGTGTTCCTTTTACATTATCTCTACTCAACTGAGCATCGAACTCATCCATATCTTTAGCTGTCATACCTTTAAATTTGTAAACCGATTCATATACAGATTCAGTCTTACCACCAAATTGTCTTGCATAAAAGTTTGCATCAGACTTAGATTGTTTCTTTGGTTCTGATTTTTTCTTTTTAGCTTTAGACAACATAGCTTTTGCTTTGTCTTTTATTTTATCAATAATACCTTTAGCTTTTTTATGTTGTGGATGACTTTTATTTGATAACGCAGTCGATACTTTTACTTTTTTACCACCACCGACTGATAGTTCTTTTTCTTTTGCTCGTTGCATAGCAGCTCTAACACCAGCTGCAATAGCTGCAGGGTTCTCAAAAAGTTTGTTTTCACTTTTTACTTTATTAGGTAAACCTTTATGTTTAGTAGAAGCATATTTCTTCACGTCTTTTCCTTTCATACTTTTTGCAACGTCTCTTGCTTTCTTTGAAAACTTAGAGGATGGAGCATCACCCTTTTGTATAGCCCTAACAATACCCATAAACTTTTGTTGTTTTTTGGATACTGAGGGCATTACTTTAATTTCTTTGTTAGTTTAGTTGCTTCTCTCATAAAGTTAGTTACATTGTCTTTATAAGCTTTCTTAAGTTGTTTTGCTATATCACGATTTTCTGGTCTTGCATCTCTGAGGAAAGCTTGTTCTAATTTAAACATCTTATCTCTGAATCCACCTTCGTGTTTCATAAGAGATTGTAATTTCTTTTTTGCTTTATTCTTATCTTCAACACTTTCATTTACAGAACAACAAGTTTTTCCACAATTACAATCTTCTTTAATTAATTTTTTTAGTTTAATCAATTAACTTCCCCTCATTATGTCATTAATTATTGATTCTACTTTACAATAATCACCACAAGTTCTACCAACTATCTTTGATTCATTAATTGATTCATTTGTTGGATGTAAAAAAGCACCATGTGTAGATGGATTAGAAACGAAATCAAAAGCGATAAGTTCAAAATCGTCTTGAACCTCTTGTGCTTCACCCTCATTAACAGATTCAACTGAACCCATACCACGAGAACTAATACCTAATTTAATACCACTCTTAAATAATTCTTTTAATATGTTACCACTCGGTGTTCCAAGAACCTCAACTGTACCTAATAAATTGTCACCTTCCCAATGCATTTCCTTGACATTGTGAGAAACATTCTGTAAATTCACTACTGATGATTCAGGATGGTCTAACTCACCCATAGCTCTTCTTTGTTTTATAAAATCTGAAGTATATTTATCAGCTTCTCTTTCTAATATCTCACGAGGATAAATTCTACCATTTTGATTTTTAGCTTCTGCTCTTTGTAAAACTCCTTTCACAATCAACTTACCACTATTTTCTTTCATAGATTCGTTTATTTGTTCTGGTCTTACCTCAAATGGTAAATAATCTACTATTAGTTGTTTCATTTATCTTTTCCCATCATTATTTCATGTTTGAGACTTTCCAATTGTTCTATCCATTGTCCAAGTCTTCTTACCATATAAATTTTATCTACATCTTTATTCTGTATTTCTATTTGCCATCTTTTTAGTAATGTAGAAATACTGAACAAAGTATCCATATAGGATTTTTTGTTCTCTTCAAAAGACATATCAGACTTACTGTAATTGTCCGACTTTGTTCGCTAGTTTTACTAACCTCTCACTTATCTTATTCAAAGCTTTATGAGTATTCTTCCAATATGACCTAGAATCTACATTCAATTCATTTTTAAGACGAACATTCATCTTTACAAGTTTATCTAAATTATTAAGACTATCTCTGATTTCTCTCATCGACTTACCTATTTTTTGTTTTGGAGTAAGTGTCTCATCATTTCTATAGTCGTGATACTTTCCTTCATTTACTTTTTCATAACCACTAGCCTGAGCTATTTTTTTTTCTTTTTCTTTGTCTTTCTTTTTACCACTACTAAAAGCATAAGGAGTTTTGGGTGGCCCAGCACCACCATCAATTGAACCAGTTACAGATACTTCTTCAAGTTCTTGTCTGATTAACTCTTTAATTATTTCTTTTAATTTATCCCTTATGGACATTACTTATCTCCTTAATAAGTTCATAGTACCTCATTAAAGTCAAAACTTGTTTTTCATTAACAATTTTACCTTTTGTTAAATTTTCTACTTGAGCAATTGCTTCTGTTAATTTTATACTTGTAATTTTATCATTAACTTTTGGTAAATGCTTTTCTAATTGTTTTTTAATTTTAGTTACTTCAATATCAACATATTCTCTTAATGAATTAGTATTACTTATATTGTTAATATAATTTTTTAGTAATTTTTTTTGAGATTCGTTTAAATTCTTATACTTAGAATTAAATTTATCAACTAAAATTTGATAAGCAAGAAGTCTTAAATCTTTATCTTCTTTGTTATATTCCTTTAGTACTTTAGCTTTAATTTGCTTATCATCTATTTTCTTATGTGTAATATTTTCCAATACTGTAAATTTTGAGTTGACTATATGGTCAGCTTTGAATTTTTTGTTTGTAGTTTCTGATTGGAAAACATTATAAATTGAAGCAAGTAATCTATAATTAGGAATACGACCACTAAAGAAATCATCTACTGAATAATTTTCTTTAATGGAACTTATTAGATTATATTTTTCTCTACGTAAGTTGGAATTACTTAATTTTTGACGTTGTTTAATAACAACATTTAGTAAATCAGTAGCCTTTGCTTCTGACGTATAATTTTTTTCAGAAAGTAACTTGTAAAGTTCAAGCTCTTTTCCTAACTCAGTATTTTCATTAAAATACTTTTTTAAGATTCCAACTGATTTGGTTGATTTCCCAGCCAATACATCAGCAGTTATCTGTCTTGTTAATAATTCGAAGAGAATACCAGTATTCTTAATCTTCGAGTGTTTTAGTTTTTGAGCCATTACAAGTTACTCCGTATGTATATATATTTACTCATAAATAAATATAAAGTTAAACAATAATTAATCATTTGATTTGTCATTACTGAAAGAACTTACCTCATTTTGGTACTCTTCTTCTAATTCTGACACTTCTGTTATGATTTCTCTCTCTTTTTTATTAAAATTCATTGATTTTTTGAGAGAATCATAGTGAGCCAACGCTAAAGCTTTACCGTATTTAGGTGCACCACTACCACCTTTTTTCTTATCATGAGCTCCTAATGGATCTCTACCTCTCACTCCACTATCTTTTCCATACTTATTAGGTTCCTTTGGTCTTCCAGCACCATCAAATCCACCTTCAGGTGCACCACCTTCATCACCTAATTCGTGACCACTTCTACCCATTGCTAAATCAGATGGTGAACCTACTGATTGTCCTGTTTCTGCTGGATCATTTCCCTCTGCTTCTATCTGTGAGCGTCTGTATTTATTTTTATAATCGAATGTAATTTGAGTATCCATATCTTTTATTTCATCTTCACTAAAATTAAATATGTTTTTATAAATCCACTCTGTAGAAACTAAACCATCCCTAACCATTGACTCTGCAAGTGAAGTTTTATTATTCCACAACTCAATCTTTTCTTGTTCATAGATTGTAGATGGATTTGTGAGTGTTAATTCAAAATTAGTTAAATCAGCATCTGTATATCCTTGTGCATATAGATGAACTATAGCTATTTTTGTTAACTCGGATAAAGTTATTCTTTGTATTCTCTCTATTGTTCTAGCAAAACGAACATCCTCTGCAGCTAATGTAGCCTTACTACCTATGTTTTCATCAAACCCAAGAAATGCTTTTGGTATTCTTAATGAAGACAATAATTTATTTTTAAGATACTCAATATCCTCTGTTGCTTCATACGTAAGGCCAGGTAAACTAGAAATATCTGTACCACTATCTCCACCACGAACTGGTAAGAAAAAATCCTCAGTAATATTTTGCATATTATATTTTAAATTATAATCACCAGTAGTTTCGTCAACTACAGGTGCTTTCTTCATTTTATTAATTACTTGTTGCATGTAATTTTCAACTTCAGATGGTGGGATATTACCAATGTCTAATTTGAAAATTCTTTTTTCTGGTGCTCTCATAATACGATGTATCAACATAGCATCTTCCATAAGAGTTAACTGTTTATATATTTTTCTACCACCCTCTATTTGTGATTTACCATATGGTAAATAGTTGGAATCAGATAATAATCTAAAATGTGCTACTTCATAATTTTCTAACTCTTCTTTTGTCGAAGACTGTTCTTGTTTATATCTGTGTTCTGAAGTAGAAGCTTCGATTAAAAACTTTACATATTCAGGATTTTCAGGATCAATTCCTTCAAGTCTTGAAACATCATAAACAGGTAAAGGAACAACATTTGTTATACCATATTTTTCGTTTATTTCTAATTTTAAAAAGAAATCACCATATTTACACATATTTCGTATCCAAGGCCATAAATTAAATTCAATATTTACTATATCATAAAAAAGATTATGTAATATTTCTTTTACTTGGTCATTGTCTGTATTTATCTGTAATACTTCTCCATATTCTGATTTCATCGTAGACTCGTCAGCATAAATGTCAAGTGCTGAAGATATTATTGCATCTGAATCCATTTGTTCGTAGTCTTTGAATAAATTTAACCTCATAGACTTTGTCAACAACGCATCTGAATATCCACTTAGTCCTGCACCAGTAAATATTTTTTGATATCTATCAATAAGATTACTTTTAGCAGTTGCCTGTGTACGACTAGTATCACTAATCTTTAATTTTTTTCCACCAACGTTTCTTACAATAACGTTAGTTGAAAATAATCTTTGTAGTCTACTAAATAAACTTGTATCAGCCATTTTATACCTCTATATTATAATAACCAATCCAATGATTCTTTTTGTTTGTTAATTTCCATTGTCCAAGAATCATTTTGGTTATTTGTTGGTGTATAAACACCTTGATTAGATGTTATACTGTTCATTGCTTTCTTTTGTAACTCTATACCCTCAGAACGTAACCTCAAAGCAGTTTCACGTATCCATAATCCCATAGCATAAGACATTACAAGGTCATCATTATAGCCTGACATTGCTTCAGCTCTACTACCATTATATATGAATACAAACAACTCATCAATTAATCTAGTTGAACGCACAGTTACAAGTTTTTCTCTAAAAAACTCTTCTAATTTTGCTACAACAAGTGGTCTTGTTTTCTGTGTAACAGTAAATCCAGGAACTAATTGTTTTTCAGACCTATTAATTTTATTATTAACTTGTCTGTGTACATCAACTACCTGTAAATCTTTACTCATATAGAACAAATTCTGATATTCTCTATCAATACATTGTTGTATAGTAGCCCAACCAATATTGTTGTTCTCTATAACTAGTAATGCATCATTATATTCAATAGAAATGTTCACCAAAAGGTTTCCAAAATCTCTAGTTGACATTCTACCTTTATATTCAGCAACCTGTTCTAAAGTTTCTATGTCGATTATATGAAACGCCGAGTAATCTGTTGAATCTCCACGAGCTACATCAGCACATACTATATAATCTTTTGTATAGTTTGGTGGTTCCCATATCCAAACATTACTATCAATACCTCTTTTTTCAAGTGGTTCTTTTACTTGAGTATTCTTATACTCTTCTAATATAATACCATCAACTACAGATTGACCAGATGTAATAAAGTCACAATCACATTCTTGGGCAGCTAAGGATGGGCCTAATAAAGTGTCTTGTTCATTTCTCCAATCTTGTTCTCTATCTGGATGTACTGTCCAATGTAATTTAATAAAGTTAAAATCATTCAAACTATCTTCAGCATCCATCCAAGTTCTATGAAACCAGTTACCAACACCATTAGGTGTAGATAATGCTATACATTGACCACCAGTTGATAATGTCTGTGAAGCAGCAGCCCATATCCCATCAATCTTATCAATGAATGCAGCCTCATCAAGTACTAATAAAGATAATGCTTCTGAACGACCACTATCCTCACCACTTGATACAGCTTTTATCTGTGAACCATTCTTATATCTTAGTGATAACTTATTATCTTCAACACATTTTTGTTTTAACCAAGATGGTAAATTAGCATGCATTACTCGTACTTTGGTAACTAAGTTTTTTGCTACTTCTTGTTTAGTAGCAATTACTAATATATTTTTATCTTGATGAAAAGTCATCATCCAAAGAGAGTAACCAGCTGTAATTGTAGATATACCTAATTGTCTAGCTTTAAGTATAATATTAAATCTATGTTGTACAAAGTCTTCAACAGTTTTTTCTTGAAAATCATATAACGAAAATGGTATTTTACCTTTTATGGGATGTTGTATAAAACAAAACTTTTTTAGAAAGTAACTTGGATCAGAAGCACATTTTATGTATTCTTTTTTGATTACTTCTTTTAATTGTCCTTGTTTATTCCTCATTTATTTTAAACTATCCTCTAAACTTTGTAAATACTCTAGAGCTTCATCTGCTTTTTCAATTATAGCAGTCTTATCAATATCCCATTTTTCTTTATCAATAGAATATCCATCAGGTCTAAATTGTTGATGAAACTCAGGTGATTTTTGGTTTTTAAATTCTTTTATACTTTCTTTTTGTTCTTTAATCCACGCTAGTTTATTTTTTTTATCTTTGTCAGCTTTCCATTTGTCAAGTTTACCATCCACAGCTAGTTTATTTTGAAACTCTATTTGACAATTAAAACAATGGCCATATGACATCCACATTTTATTATCATGTCTACTTTTCATTATTTTATCACACTTAGGACAAAACCAAGGCATACGAGCTTTTTTCATAACATCTGATAGTGGACTTATTTGGTCACCACTTGGTTGTTTTTTACCTTCATACCCAACTTGAATTGTTTTTTCTGGTGCACCACCCTCTAAAATAGATTGCAATGCATCGTTTTGTTTTTTTGCTTCTTTACTATATCCTGCCATAACCTACTCCTATACGAATTTTAACATACCTAAGATTTGATTTGCTGGTGCAAAAGCACCAGTATACTTATATAACTTTCCTTTGAACACAAAAGTAATACCCTCAGACGGTACAACTGATTTCAAACCACCAATAGCATTCAATCTATCTAATTGTGTTTTCAATGTATTTAGTACCTTTGGATCTTTTGATTTTTTTACCTTATTTATTGCATTCTTAAGGTCTTTTCTAATTTGTTGAGCTGATTTTGATGGATTTGCTGCTATAAAGTCACTAAGGTTTGATAATATCTCAGCTCCTAACTCAAAAAACAGAACTTCCCAATCTCTAATGTGTTGTTTTTGTAGTTTTGCGTGGTCAATCTTATCTGTGGTCAAAAACCAGTCTAAAAATTTAGGATATTTTTCTAAATCTTTTCTAATTTGTGGTATTTTATACGATTTATCTAAAAATGCCCACCTTCTTGTTAATTTCATGATGATATTGTTAGACGGATTCTTATAATCGGTTTGTTTTGCACCATTATAGATGTATTCCATCCAATAAGCTTGATGATAATCAGATAAAGTATCGGTATCACCTAAGTTGTATTGATTTTGTAACTTTTTTAACTTACCTAAAAAGTAACTTTGTCTTTTTGAAAAATCTTTTACTTTTGGTAAGTTAGTTACAAATGGTTTTGTGATACTATATGTTTTCTGTATATTTTGATTTATCTGTTTTATCATACCAGCTAACATTCTAGCACTTCCTCTATCCTCACCAATAGGAGAACCAGCTGTATCGTATTCAATTGTACCATGAAATTGTAATAATGATTTATCATACGGTATTACATTTGCTGTCTTTGGATATATTACTTCTAAAGACATAAATTTTTTACCTTCTCCGAATATTTTATCTTTTTGTTTTTTACTTAAACTCTTAAGTGCTTTTTGTAAGTCTCTCATAGCAGATACAAACGCGTATTCAATATCACCCCTACCAGCAAACATACTTTTTATCCCACCAATACTAAGAGCATTAGCACCATGATTTTTAATATGTCCTTTGTTACGAGCTGCGATAAGTTTATTGTTTTTCCAACTTATCATTATATTCTGACCATCAGTTTTTTCTGTAACCGCTCCCTCACTATCAAGTTTACCTTGTAGTGTATTAATAATTAGTGTTCTAAAATCTGAAAATGTAAGATTTTTGTCATCAAATGGGTGGTTAAGGTGTCCGTATGCACCACCTTCTATTAATAACTTAACTTCTTCATCTAAATTAATTCTATCCATAATATTTAATATTCTATGTTCCTTAACATTATTATTTTTAGGTTTTGGATTTACAGGCCCTTCTAAATATTTCTTTGATAGTTCTGCAGAACGTTTACTAAATGTTCTTACATATGATTCTGTTAAATCGTCTGGTTCTTGTAAAGTTATAATTACTGTCATTTTTCCATTTGTGACCGACCTTATTTTTTCTACAGAAACAACTTTTGCTTTTGATTTGTCACTACGAGTTATTTCACCTTCGTACCAATAACCACCACTTTGGTCTTTTTCACCATCAATATATAATCCTCTAAGTTCTCCATTTGAATTTGGTTTTATTCTAAACAATACTGATGTCTTACATCCGTCCCTATCATAACACCGTGTTAAAGAATCTTGTTTTTGCTCTGAAAAACTTCTTGCGGTTTGTGTACTAATACTAAATCCACTTGCACCATGACCATCTTCATCAGGTATTTCAACCATTTCTCCAACTACAAAATCATCTAATAAATCATCTATGTCGTTTGGTGAAACGTGTATTCCTCTTTCAATAGCACCATCTACTTTAGTAATTGTAGTATGAGAAGCCTCACTAATTATATCATTTCTATCTTCTATTTCTTTTTGAGTAGTTTCACCATCTTCTATAGCTGCTTGAATTGCTTCATATCCACCTTGTACTTTCCAACTATGTATAGCTTTTTTTCTTATTTCTTGTTGTTCTGGTGATAAAGTATTTTTATGTTTTTCATATCGTTCAGTCATTCTACCGTGATATTTTTGCATTACATCACTATTCATATCATCACCAGGATTTAAAAATTTATCGTTAAAATCTTGTTGTTCGTTTCTATCTCTTATTTGGTCGATACCATTTTCATCAATATTTGGTTCTCTATCTTTTTTCCAAGTTTCACCAGGTGGAGTATAACCACCAGTAGATGATAAATCTTTTTTAGGTTTGACCTTTGCTTTTTTCTTTGCTTTAGCTGCTGCTTTTGCAGCTATAGCTTTCATTTTTTCTGGATCTATTCCAAATTTAGGTTTTTTTTGAACTTTGTTTGCTTGAGGACTTCCGATTGCTGCATGTGAACCTGATTTGATAGCTTTTTGCATAGCTTGTTTGGTTTGAAAAGTAGAATCATATCCTGTTTTTACACTAACTGCTTTAAATGATTCTTTTAATTTTTTCTTTTCAGTATTACCTACGTTGTCTACACCCACACCAGGTACAACAGGTGTTTCAACTGCTACACCAGTATAATCATTACCATCTGGTGTTATACCCATCCACTTTACTAATTCGTAACCTATGTTATGTAATACGGTTCCTTCTATATGATTCTTATATGATTTTATTGGATTGTTTGTACCAAATCTAGTTCCATATTCACCAGATTGTTTATGACCATATGCAACTGCAGGAACTACATTATAGTTTAAAGTATAATCAAAATCTGGATTTGTAGCACCATCACTTAAAATATACTGAACTACTTCCCAACCAGTATCTCTGTACATATCATCTAACCATTTCTTTGAATATTTTTTATAATCACTAAAACCTCTGTAAAATGTTGGTGGGCCATCATCTGTTGGACTACCAGCTGTTGTAGATTCATTTACTATTTGTGTAAAATCAACATCTATTAAAAAATTTTCAATAGATTCAAATAATTTTCTAAATTTATTAGTCATCATAGTATAGATACCTTTATCATAATATCCAAATACTTTTTTAAATCCTTTTAATCTTTGGTCATCCTTTACATCAGGACTTCCAAGTAATTTTCTCATCATAGTCCCACTTACTTTTCCAAATTGTGGAGCAGTTGTTATATATCCATGTGTTTCAAAACCTTCTAGGTTTTTCTTATTCTTATTAAACTCTTGATAGTAGGTTTTACCACCACTTTTTTTTGTACCACCTTTTAATCTACCAGCATCCTTCTTACCAAATGCATATACTACTGCAGTCGTATCCTTATTAAACTTTGATAGTAAGTTCTTTGCTACATAAGGTGACTTTTCCATAACGATACGATTCTTTGGAATACCCATCTTTACCATGTGACGAACTTTTTCTTTGAAGTCCATTGGATGTCTTGGAAGTTGTTTGATATTAGAAGTTGTTATATAAGCTTCATCAACTTGTTTAGATAACCACTTGTATGTAGCTAGATGTCCTGAGTGAAATGGTTGAAATCTACCACCAAATACACCGATGACTTTTTTGATTTGTTTTTGTTCCATTAGTTTGACATCAAATCTTTTACCACTCTTCTCATCTCTTACATGAAAGGTAGATTTACCTTTCTTTTTCATATGTCCTATAACTGTCCAAGCACCAGATTCTCTTTTCTTATCAAAAACTTTATCTGTTACAGTCTTTTGAGCTTCATTTACTTTCTTGTAACCACTACCATAAGGAACTGAAGTGTTACCCTTTCTCTTCATCTTCTTTACCATCTTACGACTTGGTGATGGTAATGTACCAGCAGGTGCACCGAACTCTTCGTTCTTAGCTTTTGTCTTCTTCTTCATCTTGTTGATGTAAGCTCTATAGACAGCAGCTTGTGAAGCCTTACCCATCTCTCTAGCTCTCTGT